TGTCGCGCTGTGTTGCTGCGCTCGCACCCCTGCTTAAGCGGGCACTGAAGAGTCGAGTCACTGTTGAGTTGATCAAGGAATTGTGTCGGTCCTCCGCTGGCCCCGTTTCCGGTGCTGCTCGGTGGTGACAGGCATAACACTGCACTTTCCACTTCGCGAAGGGTGTCGGCAAAGCGGGGAGGAGTGTGGGCAGAACGGACATACTGTCCATGATCCAGAGCGGCCCTCAAGGCCGCTCGTGCCTCTGACCTGCAAGGAAAGAAAGTTCCAAGATCTTCTGGAAACGTTGAATGACCTGCGGAAACGTTGAGAACATGCAGGTCAGGGCGGGGGGGATGGGCTGGAGTCGACGTGAAACAGGGTCGACAGGGCTCGATTCTCGCTACTGCAAACCTCGTAGCAAACGCGACAGTCACTACCAGATTCGCTACATCTAAGGCTGGGCGAGGGTTTGGCCCGCACATCCAAGGGTGATTGCTCGAAACTCCATGGATTCAGTGGGTGGATAGGCGCGCTCGCCTGTGATTCGCAGGCTCTATACGCGCGCGTGTTCCTTCCACCTTACGTGTGATGTGCTCACATGAGTTCATGTGTGCTCATATGAGCGATGCTCGGATGGTACTCAGGTGAGCGCTCGGATGAGAGAGTCCCCGCTCATATGAGCAGGCTTTGCGTCAGAGTGACGATAAGTAGGGCATAGCAGGCCATATCAGGCCAACATGGCTCAAATACATACACATGGGGCAGCATAGACAATGTATGCCATGCCTGGGCAGGGTAGGACAGGGTGGGCAGGGTGGGCATCGAGGGTGTAGCGTGGCAGGGTGGGGCAAGTCGGACATCATGCACCATGTGTGGTCATGTCATCACATATCGTACCGGGGGTTGTTAAATCCGACGTGAGTGTGAGTGTGTGAGACCCCTCACATATGTACCATAAAACTTGCCCCTAGCTACACGGAGAGTGACGAGCTAGGCCCCACCTGACTACGCTCCGAAGTAGTTTGAAGAAAGTTTGCCCTGACCCTTGCCCGGCAAGGGTGGTCAGTCCCCACTGTATATATGTACACATAGAACAGAAGGACAGAAGACAGGCAGCCCCTCAAGGGCTGCCCTACAACTAGACTACATAGCTATACTACAGGCAGGCCCCTGAAGGGCCTGCCGTACATATACTATATATACTACCGCTCGGTCTCCTCACGGAATCCCTCCCCGCTCTAGGCTCCCGGCCCTGCGGCCGGGGAGCCATAATGGACAAGACCTCAAGGCCAAGGTGGGCAAAGTTGAGCAGCGAAGCAGGCTCAAGCTGGCCTAGTAGGCAAACCCTCTAGGAGGCCCAGATGGCTCGACCTGTCAACAGGACTACCAAGGAGAAGAAGGATACGATCCTCGCTTACCTGAGGAACGGCATCCCGATGTCCAAGGCAGTGCTCGACCTGGGCATCACTAAGCAGGCAGTCCAGTACTACAAGGACTCCGACAAGACCTTCCGAGCCGAGTACAATCGACTCACTCAGATGGAGCCCGCCGAGCGGGCTCAGCTCAGGCGGGATGAAGTCCCAGACTTCCCCACTTTTTGCGAAGAGTACCTCGACACGAATCTCTTCTCTCATCAGCTCCAGTGGTACGATCTGCTGGAAGGTCGCGATCCTCGCGACCTCCACCCTAATCAGATCTACAAGGCCGGAGACCCCGGCATGCTTATCGTGAACACTCCGCCCGAGCATGCTAAGTCCACGACCATCACAGTGAACTACACCACCTGGCGAATCTGCCAGGACCCGAACATTCGTATCATCATCGTGTCGCAGACTCAGGAGATGGCCAAGCGATTCCTGAGGGCAATCAAGGATCGCCTCGCTGGAGCCAACCCTGCCTACAAGAAGCTACAGCATGACTTCGCCCCTGATGGAGGCTTCGACGCGAACAGCGCGTCGTGGACTGCTGACAGCATCTACGTGAACGCGGAGGCCCGAGACTCCGGTGAGGCTACCCCGACAGTCCAGGCTCTGGGCATGAACGGCCAGATCTACGGTAACCGAGCTGACCTCATCATCCTCGACGACACAGTGACAGGAAAGAACGCCCATGAGTTCGAGAAGCAGATCGACTGGATTCAGCGAGAGGTCATCAACCGACTCACCTACCCTGGCGGAGTGCTTCTACTTGTCGGTACCCGACTCGCTCCTGTTGAACTCTATAGCGAGATCCAGAAGCCGGAGTGGTACGGACAGGACGAAGAGTCGCCCTGGACCTACCTCACGCAACCGGCGGTACTGGAGTTCGCTGAGCACCCCGACGACTGGATCGTTCTCGCGCCCTGGACCAACCGACCCCCGGTCTCGCTCGGAGCAAGACGCCTGGTGGAGGCGAACGAAGATGGCCTCTACCCCTGGCACTCGGGTAAGTCGCTAGCACGACGACGTGCAACGTCGTCGGCCCAGAACTGGAAGATGGTCTACCAGCAGGAACAGGTGGTCGAGGATGCGATCTTTCCGGCTGACAAGGTGGCTGCGTCTATCGACGGTATGCGTGCAGCAGGGCTCATGTCGCCAGGCGCCCCCGGGCATCGGCCGCACGGGATGGACGGTCTTTACGTCGTCGGAGGGTTCGACCCTGCCATCACTGGTCACGCCGCAGCGGTTGTCTTGGGTGTGGATCGTATGTCCGGGATGCGGTACGTACTGGACGTATGGACCGCCCCCAATCAGAAGCCTGACGACCTCTTCAACAAGCTGAAGGACTGGACCGTCAAGTACCACATGCACGAGTGGGTCATCGAGAAGAACGCGATGAACCTGATGGTCACGCAGAACCGCGACCTCAGGAACTTCCTCGGCAGTCGGGGCACGATCCTCAAAGAGCACTTCACCGGCAACAACAAGAACGACGCCGACTTCGGCGTCGCTTCCATGTCCATGCTGTTCGACGGCAGCAAGGAGGGCAACGGACTGATCCGGCTCCCCTCCCGCTCGCAGAACGAGGGCATGAAGGCCCTCGTCGAGCAGCTCACCACCTGGTTCCCTCAGACCAAGGCCAAACAGGACACGGTCATGGCCCTCTGGTTCGCAGAGACCAGGGCTCGCGAGTTGGTGAACGACATCGAGTCAGTGTTCCACCTGAACAACCCGTACCAGTCCGAACGAGATCAACGCAAGCAGGTCACCGTAGACCTGGACTACCTCTCCAACGCCGCCGTTAGCGACTGGTGGAGTCGATAAGAAAGGATCACCATGGTTGACCTGTGGATGCCGGGAGCAGCCAAGCACTCGGTTGGCAATACCGGAGCAATGGAGGGTGGCCCCTCAAGGGCCACCCATCACGCAACCTCGAACCCCTCCAACTGGGACTTCAGCGATCATGTCGGATACTTCTCCGGCGGGGGAGAGGGCGTAGCTCCTCACCTTCTGGCGGACCCCTTCACTGGCGAGGTCGCCCAGTTCTTCCCCGCCAACAGTCGGTCCCTGGCTCTGAAGAACGCTGGCGATGTTCGCACGAACCGGACCGGCAAGTACAACATCCAGATCGAGTGGGTGTTCACCAAGGGCGAGGTCGTGAACGGCAAGGTCTACAACAATCTCTCGGAGACGCCCATGAAGGGCGCCGACAAGATCGTGGACTGGCTCCGCTCTCTGGGCATTAAGGACGGCTTCCCCGGAGGGAAGCCTACCGGCTGGTCTCGCGACACCGTCTCGCTCAACACCTGGCTCAACGAGGGTGGGCACTACGGCCATAACCAGGTGCCTGGCAATGACCACGTTGATCCGGGGGCGATGCCCGATCTCTTTCGGGATGGCGGGGGTTCCGCTCCTAAGCCCACTCCCGTATACGCTCCTTACCCTGGTCGGACCTGGTTCCGCCTTGGCCGACGACATCCCCTCATCACTGAACTGGGCCGAGCCCTCGTGAAGGCTGGCTACAAGGGCTACAAGGTTGGCCCTGGCCCCACGTTCACCTACGCCGACAAGAAGGCCGTGACGTGGTTCCAGAAGAAGCAGGGCTGGTCCGGCACTGACGCCGATGGCTACCCTGGCCCCGAGACGTGGAAGCGACTGAAGGTCGCTCGCCCCAAGAACTGAAGGAGGTGGCATGGCCCTCACACTTGAGAACATCTACGGCAAGGTCGAGTCACTGCGCAGGGCCGCCGCAGCCAGAGATCAGCGTCACCGGGACGTCCACGACGTTCGGTCCGGGGATATCGACACAGTGATTCCGGGGTCCATGCCCGAGGCATGGCCCCGGCCCATCGTGGCCAATCTGGTCGACACCGCCTGTCGCGACATGGCCGAGGTCATGGGTGTGATGCCGAGCGTGAACTGCACGACCAGCATCATGACCACGAACAGAGCGAAGCAGTTCAGCTCCAAGAAGACCAAGGTCGCCAACTGGTACCTGACCGAGTCCCGGCTGTACGCCGGGAAGCAGGTCACCGCCTCTGACTACTACCTGACCTACGGTATGACGATCTACGTCATCGAGCCGGACTTCAAGGACAAGCGTCCTCACATCCGGGTCGAGAACCCGATGGGCGTCTACCCCGAGTGGGACATCTTCGGTCGGCTCAAGAGCTACACCAAGGTGTGGCGCGAAGAGGCGATCCACCTGGTGGCCAAGTATCCTCAGCTCCTGAGGATCATTCAGGCAAACAACTCCCGAGGAGGCCCAGCTCAAGGCTGGGCCGAGCGTGAGATCGAAGTGGTCAAGTACTGCGACGATGAGCGCATCGTGATGTACCTGCCTCAGCATGGCAACCAGATGGTCGAGGAGATGGAGAATCCTCTCGGCAAGATCTACGTCTCGATCGGCAAGCGTCCAGGCTACGACACCGAGATCCGTGGCGCCTTCGATGACGCCATCTGGATTCAGCTGGCCAAGAGCCGCATGGCTCTCCTCGGCCTTGAGGCCGCAGAGAAGAATGTCCGCGCTCCCCTGGCTGTCCCCCGCGACGTACAGAAGATGACGTTCGGAGACGATGCCCTGATCAGGACGGACAGTCCCGACAAGGTTGTACGTGTCGGCCTAGCCAACAACGTGGCGCCTCTCCAGGAGGCGCAGGTTCTTGAGCAAGAGCTTCGTACGGGAACTCGCACGCCTGAGGCGCGCTCGGGCAACATGGACGCTAGCATCATTACTGGTCGCGGAGTGCAGGCCCTCATGGGCGGCTTCAACACGGTCATCACCACAGGTCAGTCGGTGATCGGTGAAGCTCTCCGCATAGCCCTAGCCCTCGCCTTCGAGATGGACGAGAAGCTCTGGGGCGGGGAGAAGAAGAGGATTCGCGGCACCGTCCAGGGCTCCCCCTTCGAGGAGACCTACGAGCCGTCGAAGGACATCAAGGGCGACTATACGTGCGATGTCACGTACGGCTTCGCCGCAGGACAGGACCCGGCGCGGGCCATCGTGGGACTCCTCCAGCTTCGCGGTGACCAGCTCATCTCTCGCGACTTCTTCCAGCGCCAGCTTCCGATGGATATCGATGTGGCGCAGGAGCAGCAGAAGATCGACAACGAGCAGTTCACCGATGCCCTCAAGCAGGGCATCATGGGCTACATGTCGGCCATCCCGCAGATGGCCCTCCAGTCCCAGGGTATGTTCGACCCTGTGGTCGAACTCCAGAAGGTTGCCAAGCTGATCGAGCTGCGAGAAAAGGGTGAGCCCGTGCATGACGCAGTGCTCAAGGTCTTCACTCCCAAGGAGCAGCCCGCAGCCCCAGGAAACCCCCTGGAAGCCGCTCTGGGCGGCGCTCCCGCCCCTGGTGGACCTTCCCCTCAAGGCGCCCCTCCGGGCGCCGGAGGAGGCGAGCAGCAACCTCAGGGGATGGATGTAATGACAATGCTTGCTGGGCTCACCTCCGGTGGCAAGCCGACCATGACAGCGAGAACGCAAAGGCAGCAGCCAATCTAAGGAGGAACCAGTGGGTCTGTCCCAGGTTCATAGTGGCTCCGGCCACGAAGGCAACATTCGAGGCGAGTGGTTCGGTGGCAAGCATGGCCCCGAAGGCGTGTTCAACTCCCTCAAGGGTACGGCGCTTGAGGCGCCGGAACTCAGCGTTTACGATCAGGACGGCAACAAGGGTCCCGACCGGCTCAACCAGGAAGTCTCCAGTTCCGACTGGCGACAGTATGGCCCGATCCAGTCGGGCACGTTCGATCCGGACTCGCTCACGCGAGGCACCGACAAGCATATGCCGAAGTGAGGTGTGGGTAGGTTATGGGAACTCCAACTCCTGGCCCTGGCCAGTTCAGCAAGCGGACCGACAAGGCCGTAAGCGAAGCGAACCGTAACCTGCCCAACGCCGGTTACGGCGAACAGGCGACGCATCAAGAGCAGATGCAGGCGGCTCCAATGGCGTCGACTCCTCCGGCTGGCGCCTCATTCGCCGACCTCTTCGGCGACCCCTCTGGCAGCGTGGTGGGGTTTGGCGCTGAGTCCACTCGACCTGATGAGCCCGTCACGGCCGGTGCCCCGGTTGGGCCCGGCCCTGGCATGGAGTCTCTTGGGCTTCCTGCCGATACGACGACCGACAAGCTGAGGGCGTACCTTCCGGCGCTCCAGTACATGGCAGACAACGGTGACTCCGATGCTGCCCGCAATCTCGTGCGGAAGATCCAGGCTATGACTATGTGAGGTGCGGTATGAGTCGTTGGTGGAACACTGACATGGCGGACGCCAGCAATGCGCTGTACGCTGATCCGGCCATGGCGATCCAGGCTGCGACCGTTCCGCAGGATCTCATTCAGTCGCAGGCCGAGTACAAGAAGGACCAGGAGCAGGCTCGGCAGGACAAGGGCGGCTTCCTCGGCTCTATCGCCAGCGCACTCGGCAAGGCCGACGCGTGGATGTCCAACATCCCCGGCTGGGGCGTGGCCAAGGACGTGGTGTGGACGCCGATCGACAAGACGGCGTCCGGCCTCTACTGGGTTTACTCCAACGTGGTCTCTCAGCCCATCTCCACCCTCCTACTCCAGTCGGCCAAGGGTGAGATAGCCGCCCAGCAGGGCGGCTCTTGGTGGGGCACGATGACCTCGGGGGACGAGTGGGGCGACGCCTACCACGAGGCGGAGCACATCTCTCCCGGCCAGGCATTCGTCAACTACGAGAACATCTCGCAGGCGACGGGTGAAGGCACCGTCCTCTCGGAGCTGTTCGGCGACGCAGGCGAGGAGCTTCCCGACTCGGAGAAGCAGCGCGTCAGGCAGAACATGGAGCGCTTCCTCTACGACACCGACTACTGGCAGAACAAGGGCGGATGGAAGTACACGGTCGGCTCCGGCTCCCTGGACTTCATGTTCAACATTCTCGACCCGGTTGGTGCTGGCATCGTCGGTGGCACCGTCAAGACGATCAAGGCTGCACGCTCTGTCGAGTTCGTGGCCCAGGACGCGAAGTACGCAGCCCAGGTCCCTGGCACCGCCGGTGTCGCCCGAACCCGTGGCCCTATCGTTGACCTTTTCGCCAAGCAGCAGACGCCCGAACAGGTGGCCAAGCTGCCAAGCCTTCAGAAGACCTTCGACTGGATGAAGGCTGAGGGTCGTACCACTGAAGAGATCGCCAACCACCCGATCTTTGGCCGAGGCCGCAAGACCAACCCAGCACGGTATGATATCGCACGTCTGGTGAAGGACGTGCCTCGCAGTCAAATGGAGAAGGTGTGGCGCTTCGCCGCAGGCGACAGCCTGGCGGGCAGAGAGCTGGCCACCGAGGCTCCGGAACTGCTCAAGAAGATCGGCCAGATGGCTGACAATCGAGTACTGATCGAGGGCGTCCGACTGAACCCGGCGATGATCTCCGCCTTCAAGGCGGAGTCTGAGGGTCTTCAGATTCCTCGTGATCCGAACCTCCTGATTGAGCCACCCTATCCGCGCCCCCTTGAGCCTGGCCCTCGCCAGGACGGCTGGGATCGCACCTGGGGCAATCTGGCTCGCCAGTCCGAACAGAACCACATGGTGGCCGAGGGCATCAAGTCCACGACTCCTCTCCATCTAGTCGGCGCGGCAGAGCGCACCACGATGGCCGACGCCCTCAAGGCTGAGGAGTGGAAGGCTGCCAAGCTCCAGACCATCGCCGACGACTATGACGAGCTGGTCAACAACGAGCGCTGGCTCGGGAGCACGCTCGGCACCATGGACAACTGGACGCCCTCTTCCTCCCCGCTGTTCGGCACGATGGGTCGCCTGTACCGCTCTGGTGGGCTCGCCGTCCGCGATACCGAAGTGGCCGCGCAGAAGCTGACCCTTCAGCGTGCAGGCAAGAAGCCGACCCCGAGGGGCGGCAACTTCCTCATGACTACGGTCAAGCGCGGCATGGGTGCGCCGATGACGATCGTCCACGCAATGGGTGACCGAACCCCTGAAGGGTTCGTGAATCACAACGCTGACGATGCTCGTGACCGAGTGTTCGACATGCTCAAGCAGGTGAAGGGCATGGAGCCGCAGCAGCGGCTCGACCTCATCGAGCTGTACTCCAGCAAGGCTGACAAGGTCGGCCGAGCCGAAGCGCTCAAGGAGATCCATAAGCACACGCTCAACCACATCCTGATCAACAACGGCAAGATGGACCCAGAGCTTGCGAGCACCCTCAGGGATGCCATTACTGATGGCATCGCCGACAAGCTGATGCGAATGACTGGCGGCACCGGCCGCCAGCAGGCGTTCGGCCCGAAGGCTACCACTCCAGAGGATATCGCTCGACTGGCGGGGGACGAGGCAGACCTCCAGCCCGTTCGCTCGGATCGAGTCTACACAGAGGAAGACGGCTCGGGAATCATCCTGTCGCCCCTTGCTCAGACTCAGCTCGACCAGTCCGACATCCTTCTCCCCATCAAGGAGATCGAGCGGCTGGTGAGCCGCTCCTCGTCCAGCTTCCGAGAGCTTCGCCTCAAGGGCGGAGACGCGAAGGATGTCACAGTCTCCATGCTGGATAGCTTCGACAACCTCTGGAAGGCGGCCACTCTCCTGCGCCCCGGCTTCGTCCCCCGCATGGTCTCCGATGAGATCCTCGCCCGGATGTTCAAGTTCGGCGGCATGGCTACGCTGGTCGACGGGACCAAGGGCATGGGCAACTTCCTGTCCAACCGTGGTCGCCAGGTGGGCTCGATCTTTGGGACCACTTCGTACGTTCCTGGAACCGGCAAGGGTCTCGCCTCTAATCGAGCCCGCGTGGTCCTGGACGATGAGGCCGCCCTCACGGCGGCCGAGAAGCATGGCCTCAAGACCAAGAGGGTCAAGGTCCCTCCGACCCTGCGCATGGCGTACGGCCGGATTCAGGACGAGAGCGACAACATGCGTGAGCTTCAGCGTGAACTCGCGAAGGTCAGCAAGAAGAAGAGGACCAGCCCGGCCTACATCGCTCAGCTTCGAGATGAGATCGGCGATTCGGAGAATGTGATCAGAGAGTACCACGACTACATCGGGGAGATCCTCCGGGTGGCCGAGGTCTCTAAGGGGCGGCGCCTCGGCGACAGCGACTTCCTCTACAAAATGGGTAAGACTACCTACCGAGTGCCGAGTGCATTCAGCGACGAGTGGGAGAACCCGATCCCTCGGGATCAGATCAGCTCTCGCAACGCCTGGCGCTCCCTGTTTACCCGTGGTGAGCAGATCGACCGCCAGCGGTTCCTCTCTCATCAGGAGAGGACTGGCTCGTGGGTGATCGTCGACCCTGACCAGCCGAACCACATGGAGTCCTGGCTGAACGCCCTGAATCTCCAGATGCGACAAGACCCCTTCCATCGCATGGTGGCCGGAGGCAAGACCAACAAGGAGCTGATGGACTGGCTGACCAAGAACCCGAATGGTCGAGAGTACATGAGCAACATGGGCTACTGGAACCGGAACAAGGAGCAGTTCATCACGAACGTCAGGTTCATGATGGACAAGTACGTCGCCGATGACGTGCTCCGCCAGAAGCTGGCCAACGAGGAGACCATCACCGAGGCCGAGCTTCGTGCGGCCTTCAGCCGCGACGAGTTCCCTGCCGTCCATGGCGAGGAGATCAAGGAGCACTCGGCCCTCACGTACCGCGAGACCGCAAGCGCCAAGATGGATCGCTACATGGATAAGGCTTGGAAGATGGTGGCGGACATCCCTGCGGATGTCCTTTCCCGGAACCCGGTCTACCTCCAGTTCCACAAGGCCGAGATGCAGGAGCTGATCCGGCAGCAGTACCACTACAAGATGCAGAACTCTGGCGATGACGCGATCACTCTTCGCGAGTGGGAGAAGATGAACCAGAAGGCTGACAAGCTGGCGCGCACCAAGATGCGTCAGGTGGTCTACGATCCGGTCAACACCAACGCCTCTCAGGCCCTGAGGTTCATCTACCCGTTCTTCAAGCCGCACATCGACGGTATCGATCGGTGGGCTGGACTCATCGCTGAGCGGCCTGAGCAGCTCGGCAAGCTAGCCAAGATCTACAACGCTCCGGTTGCGGCCAACCTGGTCACCGACAAGGATGGCTATGACATCGACACCGATGGCTACGTCAATAAGCGCAATCCGGTGACGGGCGAGACGGAGAAGACATTCATTCCCCTCAAGGATCGGGTGCTTCACCTCAAGGCGCCGTGGGCCAAGCCTGGCGGCAAGGAGTACGCCGCCATCAGGATGCAGTCGCTGAACACCATCCTCCCCGGTGACCCCTGGTTCGATCCTGGAGCTGGGCCTCTGGTCCAGGTCCCTGCCAACCAGCTCGCCAAGACCTCGCCCCAGGTGGGCGAGTTCCTCCAGTGGGCGAAGGTTCTCCCCTTCGGCCCGAACGAGAGCACGCTAGAGATGCTGACGCCGAAGTACCTTCGGCAGGCGTACGACGCGTACCTCGGTCAGGATACGGAGAACGAGAAGTATCAGCGCGCCGTACTGGACGTCTACAACATGGAGGTGGCCAAGTACTACGAAGCCATGAAGGAAGGGAAGAACCCCGACCCTCCGTCCATGAAGGACATTCAGGGGCAGGCTAAGAAGTTCCTGTGGCTTCAGGCCCTGACCACCTGGCTGTCTCCTGCTAGCACGCAGAACACACCGCTCACCGGCACGAAGTATCAGTTCTTTGCCGATGCGTACAATGCGCTCCAGGCGCATGACCCGCAGAACGCTCGGGACAAGTTTCTCGCCCAGTTTGGTGAGGAGTACTTCGGATTCACAACGGCGCTCACCGAGAGCGCCGGTATCGCCGCCACCGTGACGGCAGACCAGCAGATGGAGAAGTACCGAGACCTCATTGCCGAGGACCCGGACATGGCTTCCCTGGTGGTTGGTGACGTCTACAACGGTGGACCGTTCTCGGCCTCTGTCTACCAGAAGCAGCTTCATGATGAGATCGGCGGGGAGCGAGTGAGGCGTAGGCTGACCGCCGAAGAGGCGATCAACGCTGGTCGAGAGCAGGAGGGCTGGCGCCAGTACATGGCGGCGGTCACCGAACTCGATGCCGAGCTGATCCGTGCAGGCTTCCGCTCGTATGCTCAGGTTGGTGCTGAAGGGTACGCGCAGGCGAAGCAGCAGATCACTGCTGCTATCGGCTCGAACAACCCGGCGTGGGCTGAGGCGTACGGCACGACAGATCGCGAGAAGATTCCGAACCGGATCAGATTCATGCAGCAGGCAGTCCAAGATCCTCGCCTGATCAACGATCCCCTACGGACTGACATGCGAGTACTGTCGGCTTACCTCCAGACGAGACAGGGCTTCAAGGCCGCGCTCGCACAGCGCGGCTTGAGTGAGCTGGCGTATGACGTGAGTGGCCAGCCTACTGGCGAAGCTCCCGACATCGGGTACGCCTGGCGCCAGGTGCAGATGCAGTTCATCAACCAGTCGGTTGGCTTCGGCCAGCTCTACAACCGCTACCTGAGTAGCGACAACCTTCAGTGAGGGGGCAGTCATGACAACTCCTATCCCCGCCCCCGGCTCGGGACTTGCCGGAATCGGCGGCATCAGCGGTGGGTCGGCTCCCGGAGTCAGCCCCCTCAGCGGCTACGGCATCACGCAACAGGGGCTCATGTCCGGGGCTTTCCAGTCCCGGACTGCCTCCCCTAATGACATGGTGAACGTCGGCAAGAAGTATTTGCCTGGCATTAGGGCTGAAGGCATCGGCTACGTCAGGCCACGCTCAGGCAGCGTCAGCTATCAGAACGCCCAGGGGCTTCCTGGCGTCTGGTACAACGACAATCCTGGCGCCTACAAGGAGTTCATCAACAAGGCCATCCTTTACAAGATCCCGAAGGCTTCGCCCGACATGGGCGTGACCGAGGCGATGGACGTGTGGGATGACCTGCTTCAGACGGCTATCGGGCTCTCGAAGTCCACCGGTCGCCAGTGGAGTCCGTGGGATGTCCTTGAGTCGTATAACCGGAAGCCCGGCTCGCTAGGCACGAGCCGTCAGGGTGACTGGCTGATCGACAACGCATCCGGTGAGCGAGTGAAGTACGTGGGCCCGAAGACGAAGACGACGACTGGTAGGTCTATCGACCTGTCCAGCCCGGAAGAAGTCCAGGCGCTCACCCAGCAGGTGCTGACCCAGATGATTGGCCGGGCTCCCACCGACAAGGAACTTGCTCAGTTCAAGACGGCGATGAACGCCTACGAGCGCGATAACCCCGAAGTCACTACGACCACCGAGACGTACAACGACATGGGCGAAGTGGTCTCTACCGATCAGGTCCGCTCCGGCGGAGCCAGCGAGGCAGCCCTCGCTGGTATCGTCCAGAAGGATGTCAAGGATACGAAGGAGTACGGGAAGTATCAGGGTGGTACAACCCTGTTCAATGCTCTTCTTCAGATGGTCGGAGGTTCCTAATGGCAGTGATGGGCTCAGATGTTATCGACTACCTCAAGCAGTTCATCGGCACTCCGTACGTGTGGGGCGGCAATGACCTCAACTCTGGCGTCGACTGCTCTGGGCTCATCGTGCAGGGCTTCAAGAAGTTCGGCATCGATCTGCCTCGCACCACGTACGACCAGATCGGTCAGGGCGAAGCGGTCAGCATGAAGGGCCTCCGCACCGGAGACCTCGTCTTCTTCGACACGGATCGAGAGACGCCAGGCCCTGACCACGTCGGCATCTATATGGGTAATGGCAAGATGCTGCACGCTCCCCGCCCTGGCAAGTCGGTCGAGGTCTCCTCGATCACGAACGGCTACTACATGGACAGGTTCCTCGGTGGACGCCGCATGAGCGGCGTCTGGGCCGAAGGTCAGGGGCCCCAGGATCTCGAAGACCCCAAGAAGGTCATGAGTCCCGAGGAGCTGGCATCCTCGTACGGATTCGCTTACGGGTTCCTTCAGGGGAACCCGGAGCTGAAGAAGATCTTCAAGGAGGCCATCTCCGAGACGTGGACCACCGAGAGATTCCAGGCTGAAGTCAGGGATACTAAGTGGTGGAAGACGAACTCGGAGTCGATGCGCCAGGCGGAGATCACCAGGAAGACCGACCCGGCAACCTGGCGGGCGATGGTGGACGCGGAGAGCATCAAGATCCGGCAGCTCGCAGCAGAGATCGGTGCAGCAATCCCGGAGAAGAAGTTCCGGAAGATCGTGGAGACCGCACTCCGCACGAACATGGACGAGGATCTGCTTCGCAATACGCTCGGCGAGTACGTCAACTTCACCAAGAGCGGCACGCTCAAGGGCGAGGCTGGCATGTTCGAGTACACGATGAAGCAGTACGCCGACTCTATGGGAGTGAAGCTCGACAAGCAGACGATCAAGAACCAGGCCCAGCGCGTGATCCGCAAGGTGGCCACCGTTCAGGACTTCGAGGACGAGATCAGACAGACAGCCAAGAGCGCCTATCCCAGCTATGCCGAGCAGATCGATGCTGGCATCACGATGAAGGACATCGCCGGACCGTATCGGCAGATGATGGCAGCAGAGCTAGAGCTGCCCGAGACCGACATCGAGCTAGATGATCCGCTCATTAAGCAGGCGCTGAACGGGCTCAACAAGGACGACAAGCCCACAGGCTTGGATCTCCCGGACTTTCAGCTCAAGCTACGGTCCGATCCCCGCTGGAAGAAGACTGGGGCCGCACAGGACAGCATGATGGGCACAGGGCTCAAGGTGCTGCGTGATATGGGGCTGGTGACCTGATGGCTATCTCGTTCGACGCGTTCGTCTGGAGCCTGACTCAACAGGAATCGGGCGGTGACTACGAGGCTCGCGGCATCTGGCTCAACATGCCTTACGGCCGCGACCGTGCGTACGGTCGCTACCAGGTCATGGGCGCCAACGTCCCGAGCTGGACGGCCAAGTACTACGGCAAGCGCCTCACGCCCGAGCAGTTCATCAGAAACAAGGCGGCGCAAAACGCAGTCGTTCGTGGTCGCCTCAAGGAGTACGTCAACAAGTACGGCTACCGTGGGGCGGCGTCCGCTTGGTACTCAGGCAATGCCAGCCTCCACCAGTCCACCCGCCCTCAGCCGGGTGGACCCTCCATCAAGAAGTACGTGGACGATGTCATGGGCCGAGCCACGACCTACAAGGGCGGGAGCGGCAAGTCGTCCGGTGGTTCAGTAGGAGGTGGCGGAGTGGCAAAGACGTCAAGCCCTAAGGCTACTGCTGAAGACTACGGCTTCGTACTTGGACTTCTTAACTCGAATCCTGAGCTGAAGAAGCTGTTCAAGAGGGCGACCGACAAGGGCTGGGATGCCTCGAAGTTCCAGGCCGAGATCCGTGACACCAAGTGGTGGAAGACGCACAGCCAGGCTGAGCGTGACTATCTGGTCAAGCGGTACGGCGATCCCGCGACAGCCAAGCAGGACTTCAATCAGGCATACATACGCGTTCGCCAACTGGCGAACGCTATGGGGCTGAGGGAGACTCCAGGCAACAAGAAGAGGCTAAGTACTTGGGCCTACAACATGGCCGCCAAGGGTTGGGACGAATCTCAGCTTCGGAACGAAATCGGCAAGTACGTCTACTTCAACAACGACACCTGGCAGGGCGAGGGCGGGGAGACGCAGGACAAGCTGCGCTCGATGGCCTACTCGATGGGTGTGAAGATGTCCGGCCAGTGGTACGCCGACAAGACTCGCAACGTTCTCCGTGGACTGGGTACCGTCCAGGATTACGAGGACGAGATCCGTCGACAGGCCAAGGCCCTCTTCCCCCACTGGGGCAAGCAGATCGATGCCGGTCAGACGGTGCTCGATCTCGCCTCTCCGTACATGCAGTCGATGGCTCAGATTCTGGAGCTGCCCGGCGGCAGCCTCAACCTGTTCGACCCGACCATTAAAAAGGCCCTCACCTACAAGGACCCGAAGAAGGGGACCAACACGGTGAAGCCTCTCTGGCAGTTCGAGAACGAACTGCGTAACGATCCCCGCTGGCGCAAGACCACCAACGCGCAGAACAGCCTGATGCAAGTGGCGCATCAGGTGCTTGCCGACTTCGGCCTGAAGTACTGAGGAGGGTAGATGACGACACCCATATATGGCAGCGACGGCAACATGCCGTCGCGTAATCTGCCCACGATCCCGTATGGCGACATCGGCGGCAACATGCCGGAGCGAGATCTCGACTACGAGAAGTGGCTCTCCGATGCGAGACGCAAGCTGGCCGAACAGCAGCAGCAGATCAAGACTCTTGAGGCAAAGAAGAAGGCGCTCAAGAAGCCGAACCCAAAGGACAAGAAGGCGACCGCCGCCTACAAGGCGAAGCTCGCCGCATACGACAGCACGCTCAAGAAGTACAAGGCTCTCGAAGTCAAGTACAAGGGGCAGGTCGCCGACTATCAGAACAGAGTCTGGGAAGCTAGCGGCCAGTACGACAAGCTACTCAAGGGCACCGAGCGCGACGCCTACATGGCGATCAATGCCCTCTTCAAGACGTACGGCCTGGACAGTCTGGCAGGCAAGATCTACGACTACGTGAAGAACGGCTACTCGGCCGACACGATCAGCATTCTCCTCCAGGACACGAAAGAGTACAAGACTCGATTCTCGGGCAACGAAGCACGCAAGACTGCTGGCCTGCCCGTCCTTTCCCCCGCCGAGTATCTCGCCACCGAGTCCACGTACCGACAGATCATGCAGGAGGCCGGGCTTCCGCCCGGCTTCTACGACAGCCCCACCGACTTCTCGGGATGGATCGGCAAGAACATCTCCCCAAAGGAAGTCCAGAGTCGTGTGGATCTGGCCACTCAGGCCACGATCCTTTCGAACCCCGACTACCGCAAAGCCCTCAATCAGATGGGCATCGACAACGGCCAGATCACGGCCTACTTTCTGGACACCGATCGAGCCCTTCCCTACATCCAGAAGGCTGCGGCCACTGCCCAGATCGGCGCCGAAGCCCTGACACAGAACCTGACGTTCGATGTCGGCTTCGCTGAAGAGATGGCCACTCGTGGCATATCTGCCGAGCAGGCTCGAAGTGGGTATGCTCAGATCGCCAGCGAGCTGGACACCATGCGAGCGCTGGGTATGCAGTACGGCGAAGAGTGGAATCAGCGCACTGGGGAACAGGCAGCATTCGGCCTGGGGGCCGATGCTGCGCAGAAGAAGGGACGCCTTCTCTCCCGAGAGAGGGGCGCATTCAGCGGAGGCTCTGGCGGCGCCAGGGCTGGCCTCGGAAGTCGAGGCGGAGCTAAGTAAGACAGCGGCCCTACGGGGCCGCCTGAGCGGGGTGGAGCAGCTCGGAGTGCTCGCCAGTTTCATGGGCTGGAGGTCGCAGGTTCAAATCCTGCCCCCGCTACCATGCATGGATCGACCGGCCCCATGCATAGTACAAGACCGGGATAACTCATCGCAAGAGCGTCGCCAGGCTCCCCGGCCTGGCGTATTGGCTTGCACTCACAAGGGAGAAGTCGCATGACTAACTGGGGTTTTGAAGACGACGGCGCGCTCGACCTGGGCAACGGCAACGAGGCTACCGGCCCGAAGGCGCTTCGAGATGCGTACGAAGCCATGAAGAAGCAGAATGACGAGCTGAGCCAGAAGCTGACGAGCTTCCTGGAAGAGCAGACTCAGCAGAAGATGGCTACTGTTTTCCAGTCCCTCGGAGTCCCGGAGGCGCAGGCCGCCTACCAGGGCCCCAACGATCCACAGAAGGCCAAGGAATGGGTCGACCAGATGCGTTCCGTCTTCGGTGGTGGGCAGCCCCAGCAGGCTGCCGAACAGCCCGCACAGCCCACCCTCCCTCCGTCCATGCAGGCTCAGTTCGAGCGCATGAATCAGGCGGGAAATGAGGGGGTCCCGGTGGGCAACTTCGAGGCTGCACAGGCAGCCCTCAATGACGCCAGCGATACACAGGCAATCATCAATTCCTTCAAGAACATGAACCTGTGATCGCCTTCCCTAAGGAGTGACACATGGCTAACGCCTTCACCGGCACTACCGCCATGGCGAACCTCGTCCAGACCGCGTACGACCGCGCTCTTGAGTTCGCCCTTCGTAAGCAGCCCCTGTTCCGCATGGTCGCCGACAAGCGGCCGGTTCAGCAGGCTATGCCTGGTTCCTCGATCGTCTTCGAGCTGTACCAGGATCTGACTCAGGCCACCACGCCACTGAACGAGCTGGTCGACCCGGACGCCGTCGCGGCCGGTAACCCGACCACGGTGTCCGTGACTCTGAACGAGTACGGTAACGCCATCCTCGTCTCCAATAAGCTGGACCTGTTCAGCTTCACCGACGTGACCGCCGGTCTCGTCAATCAGGTGGCCTGGAACCTGGTCGACTCCGTCGACCTCCTGGTGCAGAACGTCCTCGCTGCGGGTACGCAGACCCTGCGGACCAACGGCACCACGTTCGGCTACGGCTTCGGTTCGACGCCGACCAACCCGATCGCCCTGACCGACATCGACTCGAACGCGGTTTGGACCTCGGACATGTCTCGCTTCGCGGTGACCCAGCTTCGCACGCTGGCCGTCCACCCGAACAAGGACAACTACTACACCGCGTACATCCACCCGCAGGTCTCTTACGATCTGCGCCGGGAGACTGGTGCGGCTGCGTGGCGCGACCCGCACAACTACTCGGCGGCTGGCAACATCTGGGCTGGCGAGCTGGGCGAGTACGAGGGTGCCTGCTACATCGAGACTCCTCGTGCGCAGAACACCCAGTCGGGCGCCGGTTCCGGCTCGACTCAGACCCGCGTGTTCAACACCTACTTCACCGGCCAGCAGGCTCTCGCCGAGGCCGTCGCGGAGGAGTTCCACACGGTTCGCGGTCCGGTCGTTGACAAGCTGGAGCGCTTCCAGCCTCTCGGTTGGTACGGTGTGGCCGGTTGGTCGCTGTACCGTCCTGAGTCGCTGATCGTTGGTCAGTCGACCTCTTCGGCCCGCATCGACGCCTGATGACCCTAGGGGAGGGCTTCGGCCCTCCCCTCCCACTCAAGGAGGAACCTTGTCTGGACTCGACAATACCAGCATGACCTATCGTGCTGTTACTGCCAGCACGACTCTCACGAACAACGACTACATTCTGTCGGTATCCCCGGCGGCCAACGTCACCGTCACTCTCCCCGCAGTCGCCTCGGTCCAGCCGGGCCGACCGTACTTCATCCTCCGGGATGACACGGCCACGAACACCGTCACTCTCGACGGCTCTGGCTCGGAGACGATCGACGGTGCCACCACGCTCGCCGTTGGGGCGGCTGGTCAGTACGGTGCGCTTCGCATCGTCAGCACCGGCTCCGCCTGGCGAGTGATCTCGGCGTACGACTCGGTCGACGCCACCTGATGAGAGGGGGCCTCAGTGGCCAACTGGATCTTCACCACACCCACGGTCGCCGAGGCCCCCTTCGCATGGTCTCCACTGATGGAGAGGTATCGGATGAACCGAGCTATCTCCATCGTGGAGACCGCGCCGGGCGTCTACGAGCAGACTCGATACGATGCCTACACCAACGAGATCGGCGCAGAGAACCTGCCTCCGAACCCGAACGAGAATACCGCGTTCTGGCCCGCCCCGAGGGCTGGCCTCAACTACTTCCGTGGCGGCTATGAGCACACGGTGGATGATGCTACCAAGGCGGCGTTGATCGCCGCCGATGTGGATGTCACTGAAGCCAACTTCACACTC